TAAAAGAAGCTGGCGATGTAGGTAACTACGATCCATTGCCAGACGGCGACTACGACCTTAAGGTGCTTGAAGCAACTGCAAAGGTTTCACAGTCAGGCAAAACAATGTTTGCTGTAAAGGCAGAGGTTCAAGTAGGCGCACACGCAAAGCGTCTTGTGTGGGACAACCTTGTTGTTTCAACTGACAACCCAACAGCGCTTGGTATTTTCTTCCGCAAGATGAATGCACTCGGTCTTGGTCGCGATTTCTTCGCTTCAAGCCCAAGCAACGCACAAATCGAGCAGGCATTGAAAGGCCGCACATTCCGTGCACAAGTTGGTTCACGCACATGGCAAGGCCAGAAAAAGAACGAGATTAAGGCGTACTACAGTGTAGCCGCTGCATCTCCAGTTCCAACTGCACCAGTTGCCGCAGCTGCTCCAGCGCCTGCGCCTGCTCCTGCTCCCGCGGCTGCTCCAGCTGCAGAAGCGCCAGCACCTGCACCAGCACCTGCACCAGCTGCAGAAGCTGCTGCACCTCCAGCTGCTCCTTTCTGATTCGATAGGAAAAGCTCTGCTTAATGCGCCAGAGCTATACCTTTCGAGGTATAGTTCTGGTGCATCAGCATATTCACGAAAGACAGGTTTATGAAAATTTTAATGACAGGTTTTACTGCGCTTCAGATTAACACTGAACGACGCACTATTCAAAAAATTGATGTCCCAGCTTCTATTGTAAAAGCCCTCGAAGAATGCGGGCATGAAGTTGATTGGCGCCGAGTTACGCCAGGCGAAGATCTTTCAATGTACGATGTTATATGGGTCAATCTTGCGCCACTAAACTCACTTAATGGCAGACAAGGCGCAATGGGTGCGCTGTATGCTCTTAGTTCTGGAATACCTGCGGTCGGATTTTTTGACGACTGGCAGTTCAGCTCAGTGTTTAACGCCTGCCGTGCACTAAAAAACCACCCAGAACTTCTTTACAAATATCTTCTTAGCGGCCCGCGAGGCGACGAAGCAGCAACGTACTATACTTTGGATGAGGCACAAGCGGCGATTGAGCGTGTTCGCGCCATTAACCCAGACGATGCAAACAAGTGCGCTGTAGGCCGCTACTTTTTTAATGACACAGATGAAAACATTAAGCAATATGAAAATCAACTTGTTGCTACGGCTGAGTCAATGCTAGGCGAGCGCTGGTCACACGGTTTAGTTCCGGCGTGCCCAATGTATTCATTTGGTGATCGTTCTTTAGTTCGTAAGCGTATGCCAAAGGAAATGTCTGGCATTGAAGCTCTAGATCCGAGCGCGACTATTTACGATATTTTGGCAACATCAGAACCAAAAGATCCAGGTTTAAAAGAACGCAAGTGGGTTCTTGGCGCTTTAATGCCTCATGATACTTGGCTTGAGCGCAAGAAACCAGAATGGCCTGTTGAAATTATTGGCAGTCGTAAGCTGATCAAAAAGTTTGGCGGACAGCGTCTTGATAGTGAAGCAGACGTTCTTGCTTTTTACAATGACTACTGGGGCATTTTGTCGCCTCCGTACCCTCACGCGGGCTCTGGTTGGTGGAGAAGCCGATTTATGTATGCCGCAAGGGTAGGTTCTATTCTTGTTGCAGACAAAGGCGAAGGCAACCCATTGGGCAAGCCTTACAAGTTAACAATTAAAGAAGTTGAAGCAATGTCAGATGCTGAACTTGCTGAGGCTGCAAAAGCTCAAGGAGATGCATTGCGCCCTCACATGCCGGCGTACAGTTCTTTTGTTGAGCACTGTAATCGTATTGTTCATCGTGCACTTGCTGAAGACAAAGGTCTTAAAATTAACCCAGATGGAACTAAGTAAAAGTGGCTAGAGTTTTTATAACGGGAATGACTTCTCCGCAGTCGTCTCGAAGGCTTAATGCAAAGTCCATGTCTTTTACTGGGGCAATTGTAAATATTCTTGAAAACCTTGGTCATCATGTCGAGTGGGGAAGTCCGTCAGTATCTGTGTCAAAAAAAGATTTTGACAACTATGACATTATTATCATAGGCGTTGCGCCGCCAATGAGCATTGCTTCTAACAACGCATTTAGCGCACTTAACATGGTTGACTTACTGTGGAACGACGAAAGACTTAAATTACTCGTTGATTCACCATCACCTGAGTCAATTTTGGCTAATCTACGTGCTGTTGATCGAGATAGCTTTAGAATGTTTGCAAATTTTTATGCGCAAAGAAAACAATACGCAGAAGTAATGTCAAATCCTAAAATACAGGAAAGAATAATTTCAGCGACGCGCAAGTTATTTGCTAAGACGTGGCCAACTACGCTGTACCCGACTACACCGTGGTCTGACATGTTGTCTATTTCGGCAAAATTGCCAAAAGGCGCTCAGTCATCGCTAGCAAGTCTTTGCATTGATTCTTACTATCTTTCTTCTACAGCGCCATTGTCATCTTCAACAGTGACCAACTCTTGGGCGGTAGATACTAAAACAACTAAGTGGGCACTTTCAACAATGTCTTCTTTAATGTTCCCGGCAGCGCTTATGAAACCAGTCAGAACCGCTGACGACGATACAGTTCAAAAAGTACTATCTACTTCGTATGGAGCTTTAATCAGTCCCACGAATAATGGAGCGCTTCCTTGGAGCTACAGATGGGTACAAGCAATGAACTCTGGTACTCCAATTGCGAGTGACTGGAAGATTACATCAAGCATTGGCTCTTCGTGGTCTCATTTAGCAGCGGGCATTGAAGAAATGTCTTTAATTGATCGTTTTGAGCTTTCAGTATCTCAAATGGCAGATTATGCAAATGCCGTACCTCCAAAAAATATGGTCACAAACACATTACAAACAACGTTAGGAATAAAAAATGAAAGTACTATTTAATAAATGGCTTGAAAAAACAAAGCAACTTCAGGTAGACGTTTACGGCGCAGACTATACACAGTTTCACAGCAACGCTCCAGAAGACCTCAATGCTTTAATTGAGTATATTCGCTGGAACATGCTGGCTATTGATGACGAACTTGCAGAAGCACGACAGGCAATTTCATGGAAGCCTTGGCAACATGATGAACCATACGCAGACAGAAAAGAATTAGTTAAAGAATGCGTTGATGTTTTGCATTTTGTGGCAAACATTCTGTGCGCCGCCGGCGCTACTGATGAAGAGCTCGATGCGGAGTATCTTGCAAAAATGCAGAAAAACGCAGACCGCCAGAAAAACGGATACAGAGTTCTTGACCCAGGTATGAAATGTGTTAAGTGCACTCGCGCGCTCGATGACTACGACGTGGCAAGCTGTATAGAGTCCGACTGCCCGTCTAAGAAGTAGTCATGGAAAAGTGGATTCAAGCGCACGCAACGAACACTAAAGCCGGCGATGTAGTGCGAGTCAAAGAAAACACATTTTCAACAAAGCTTGGGCAATCTCATAACGGAAGAATCTGTGAAGTACTTGAAGTACGTGGAGGCGATTTTATTGTCAAGTCCATTGACGACAAAACACCTGTGTTGAAAAGAACATATTATTCACCAAACATTTTAGAAAAAAGAGTAAATCAATGAGAGTATCAGTAAAGTTTCAGGCGTTTGGCAACACGCTTGAAGACATGACAGAAGACGCTCGCAAACGCTGGGCAGAATTTGTCAATAACACAGAAGCTAAATTGCCCGCTAGCAGTGAGCTAAGCGTTGAGACTGAAACAGACAAATCTGGCAATACGACATACATAGCAACTGTCTATGCTCTTACAAAGGTAGATACCGATGAGCAATAAGAGCAAAAATGGAAGACAGGTTTGTCTAGAAGAAGCTGGCAGAATTGTTGACGGAGAACGCGACAAGCAGTACGGCGGTCCGGAAGATAACTTTACGCGTATTGCAAAAATTTGGTCTGTTATTCTTGGAATTGAAGTAACTCAAGAAGACGTCGCGATGATGATGGTCGGCGTAAAGGTTGCTCGCTACGCCAGCAAGTCTGGGTTTCAACCCGACACTTGGATTGACGTTGCTGGCTACGGTGCATGCGGCTATGAAGTTGGCGAAAAAATAGCCAGAAAAGCATAACCTCGTGGTAGGATGTAATTCTGCAACACTGACTGGTAGGTAGGTAAAAGCAATGTCAAAACCAAATTTCATCGACTGTAATGGTCTTGCTGGATTTATGAGCTACGGCTTCGTAAACTCCGGAATGGAAATGTCTCTTCGCACTGGTACACTTAATTTTGGAAATCCAGTTGCTGAGCTTAATAGAAAACATCTTGGAGACAAATGGTCTGCTTTTTTCTCTAGTGACGAAGAAGACTGGCCAGTTGTAGACGCTGACGTAGTGCTGGGATGTCCTCCATGCTCTGGCTGGTCTGTTTGGTCAGGCCCAGCGAACCGCGGGCCAGACGCAGCAGCGCACGAACATACGCGCGCGTTTATGCGATATGCCGCTAAGGTAAAGCCCAAAATGATTATCTTTGAATGTGTGCAGCAAGCTTACACTCAAGGTAAAGAAGTCATGGGCCAGTACCGCCAAATGGTTGAAGAACTTTCTGGCAAAGAATACGACCTGTATCATGTCAAAATGAATAACCTTCAGGTTGGTGGATTTTCATACCGGCCGCGCTATTTCTGGACTGCTGTTGAAAAAGGAATGCCTTTCGGCGCGCACGCTGAAGCTCCAAAAGAAATGCCGACAATGATGGATGTTATTGGCGACTTGGAACATTGCGAAATTCAGTGGGACGCTCAAAAATACAGCGGTAGCGCTTCCAAATTTGTAAAAGATCTTCGCAACCAAAGCGGAACTGTAAATGGCCACATGGCCAAGCAAAACATAAACGCTACTCGCATTAAAGAAATTTTTGACATTATTGGTTCTGATGACTGGAAACCACGTCAAGCAATCAATACGGCTCTTAAAGACGCTGTAGACAAAAACGGCGGCAACTTCCCACAGAACTGGGTTTCAATTCAAGACAAGATCATTGATAACGATTTCTACATGGGATTCTCTATGCCGTCTCGATGGGACGCTAATTCTTGGTGCAATGTTTTAACTGGCAGTGCTCTAGACCATGTTATTCACCCAACCCAGCCGCGTCTAATTACTCACCGAGAAGCCGCTCGTATTCAAGGTCTTCCCGATGATTGGGAATTTGTAGAAGCCAGAGGCTACTCCGCTTTGTCGGCTATCTGGGGTAAGGCTGTTGCTGCTCAGGCAGCAGACTGGATTGGGGCTGCTGCTGTTGCGTCTCTTAACGGAGAGCCTAATGGGCCACAGGGTGAGCTCATTGGGGACCGCGAGTGGTTGGTAGATACCGATAAAGGTTTCAGCCGCAATCATGTTGCAAAAACTTGGTACCCAGAGAAGTACAGCAAGCCAGGCGAAAAAATTGGTAAGCCAGCAAAGTAGCAGTTGCTGTTTTTAACAGCGGCAGTGATATAATGTACCAAACGACAAACGGACGGTACATATGCAATCATTTCTTACAAACACTCAGTCATTCGAACTGACGTCTGCCCACCTGGACAACAAGCGTCTACACAAACAGACCTTAGAAGCCTGGCAGTGCCTTCTCACAATGTGTGAGCTTGACCCTGAAGGCAATGACCGTAAGCCCAAAGGCTGGTCTAGTCATCCTGTTGTCAAAATGTGGCGCGGCCATGAAACACTGCTTGTTTCTTATATTTCAGCTACGTATTTTGAGTGGAAGTCTCGTGGCTACAAATCTACCTTGCTAGAAAAGACGTACCGTACCTATGACAAAGCCGTAGAGCTTGGCCGTATTTCTTCAGAGCTTACGCTGCCTTCGTGGATGCAAGATCAGCAGTACTTTGAAAACCTGTGCTCCACACACAGAACGGCTCTTCTTTGTAAACACTATGACTGGTACAAGCAATTCGGGTGGGCTGAAGACCCCGGTTTTGCCCCAGAAACCTACGAGTATTTGTGGCCACACCAAGATGGGTACGTTGCGGCCGCGTAACCTATTGTGAGAATCACTGAGAGCCTCTCTCAGGGTTGAAAACTGTAAATCAATAAAGTTGGCAATAAATGCCAAAAAAACACCTAAAGAGCGGCTTACACAGTATACAATTGTCTATACCATGCGGGACCTAAGAACAGGCGAATGTCTGTGGTCTGAGTGGGTAGGTAGCGGGTTTACCTCAGATTCTTCTGAGCCCGTGTTCTTCACTCATGGCCATATTGACATTGAAAATGAAATAGTCAGCCGAGCGCTCGCTTCCGCCTTGCAAAGAGACGGCTCAGCGGTAACCCTCGGGGACGGCTTTCAACTTGTGAACAAGGCAAAAGTGGTCCATGGCTACGCAGGCATAGTCGATGCTGATATTGATTTTTCAGTGTGTGACGAGCATGGAGAGACGCGCGAAGGTGACGAAGTAGACGAGGTATTGGAAGTTACCTGGGTCATTTTTAGTGTCTAAATTTGGAGACCTGTCCTGGCACGAAGATGCCGAGTGCCGCAAGCCAGCACATAAGA